ATCGGAGTCCGAATCACCATCGAACTCGAACGGGAACTCATCGTAGTCGGTAAGGGTCGCCGTCTGGCTCAAGGCTGTGCCGTTCTCAATCAGCGGCATATCGTCCAGATCTGTCGTGTCCGGCCCGACCTTCAGGCTCCCGGGCCAGTAGTTCCGTAGGACAAGGCCCGTGTTGACCACTCGCTTCTTGTCATTCATTACACTCGATGTGTCGTATTTCGACAGCTTGTTCGATATGTAGTCTGCAGTATAAGGACGACCGACGATCACATCAGTCCATGAACTGGCGACCGTGATCGCCCCGCTGGTGACCGTGTAGGTCCCTCGGTCCTGACCATCAGCCCAGACACCTACCGTCTCGCCGTCAAAGTGAGGCAGGCCTGTGATGCTCGTCCCGGGAGAGGTGTAGGCAACGAACTGGTCGAAGTGCTTCGAGATGGTTCCACCCTCGACCTCATCGAATCGGGCCATCTTCTCAAAATACCGTCCGTCCTCCAGCTCGTAATAGGTGAATGTCGAGTCTTCGCCATCCTCTCCATCCACATAAGTAAAATCAGGGTTTGTCCCGCCGGCACCACCGGCACCCACGGTATACCCAAACCGGCCTGAAGTTATGGAAAATTCCTGCTCGACGTATGCACCAGACCCGCCACCATGTGAAAAGCCTGCGTTCTTCTGTACTCCACCGCCACCGCCACCGCCAATTGCAATGACCTTCACTTGATCAGTTCCGTCCGGGACATCCCAGACGCCTGACCCATTAGAATACGCAACGTAATCCGTGTAAGAACCGGTCCCGTAGATAATCACTACAGTACCGTTACCGCCCGCGCCGCCATGCTCTGTCGTCTGAGACTCCCACGCACCACTACCGCCACCGCCGCCAGGGTATCCACCATCTCCGCCAGTATAAATATCGTTTGTATATCCCTGACGACCGCAGCCACCACCGCCACCACCACCGCCTTCCACGGTCAGCGTGGCGCTGCCGCCAGCACCCTGAGTGGGAGATACGCCGGTAGTCTCAGCTACACCACCAGAGGCACCAGCAGAGCCGTCGCCGCCAGTACCACCTCCGGCGGCACCAGCCACAGCAGCACCACCGACACTTCCGAGCCCCGTCATTCCTGGAGCCCCAGCTCCACCGCCTCCGGCCTGCTCTTGGCCCTCGGACCTCCATGAGGAGAGACCGCCAGCCGATCCCGCTGTCTCTGTCGCGCCAGACCCGCCTGGAATCGTGGTTGATCCGGCGGTCCCGTCCCCTTCGCCACCGCCTGCTGTATATACATCGCCAGGGACAAGATTCGTTCGGTAGGTGCAGAGGTAGATCCGATCTTCGGCTTCACCCGGCACAGCGACGATATCCTCGACATCACCAACCCTGGTTCCGCCTTCATCCAGAGTGATGCGGCTCCACGCAGAGACCTCCTCCGGGATGTCCATCGTGTAGACCCTTACCTCTCCGTTATCCAGGAGACACCAGATTCTGGTCTCAGGCTGGTGCGTAATAACGATCTTCTTTATGCCTTCCTTGCAGATGGTCTGGTTGTAGATATTCAGGTCATTCGAGGAGTGTTTATCGGTCCCCAGTGAATAGGACAGCAGGTAGATCTTCCTTCCTGCTCTCTGGGTGAAGTAGATGAAATCATCTGCCGCAATAGCAGCGACCGGGGCTGACCCCTGAGACGATCCGGACTTCAGGTTGCAGTTGGACTGACTGAGCGGCTCCCCAAGGGCATTGGATCGAACCGCGATTTCGTCTGAGGTGATGCCCATAATCAATCGACTCGATGCCCCGAGCCAGTTGACGTTATCTACAGGGCCAAACCCTACTGTCTTTTGGATTGATGAAGAAGCGCCCGTAATCGTTCGATCAAAAGAGGTATAAGCATCCGACACAGACCCCCATAGCTTGCCCTTCCCCGACCACCATAACCGGCCCTCGTACAGGGCAACAGCCGTTGGATAGCCAACTCCATCACCCCATGACCCGAGATACCAGTCTCTCGATGCCGTGGTAGCACCGAAGTCGGACAGCACCTGGACATTAACGGCGACCGCCGTACTCTTCGATGTGATCCTGCATATCCCGTCGATGGAGCCTGACGAATAGGTCAGCGTCATTACAACATTGCCGGAGGCCCAGATGGTGACCCACAGCCGATAATACAGAATCGCGTTATCCAGGCCGTCTTCATAAGTTACGTTGGTGTTCGCGGTGTATGTCGCGACCGTCTCCCAGGAGACTTCATCTGCAGATCGTTGCAATTCAACGGTATTTGCTCCGCCTATCGTTATATCTACCGTGAATGACCTTACCCCAGCCACACCGGTTACCTTAATGCTGTTCGTCCCGGCATCTGCCGCCGCTTGAGTATCGGTCACTTTCTGCCCGACAGACGAGTGCTTCATCAGCATCCCGACATGGTCGTCGGTGAAGTAGTCATCAGAGGCCGTCATCACCGTGTTGCCGGTCAATGCCGTAGGGGTCATAGTTACGCCCAGGCTATTGATTAACCCGAACGGGCCGTCATTCACTCGGTAGTCAACAATCGACCATGACTTCGTCCCTCGTCGCTCTATCTGGAACTGGGCCCCAGTGTTATAAGCGAAATAGGAGATGTCAGCGGACTGTGCGTATCTCAAGTACGGCAGGCTCGCCGTTGCCACGCTGGTCGGTATCGTTACTACCCCTGCCGCTTCGATAGCGATGGAATCCACCAGCGACTGGTACTCCAGGGAGCTGGATAGGGTTATATACACATCTTGTGTCGGGGTGAAGGCGAAAGTGTGGGTGCCTGGAGACAGCGTTGTGTCTACGATTTGACTCTCGTCAATGTTATAACCCAATCTCAAATTCACCGGACCCTGAGCTATAACAATCCGGATTCCATGCTCTGCATCAGCCTCTGTCGTTAGGAGCTGGGTTCGTATTGCTCTCGTAGTTCCTGTGCCGGTCAGACCCATATAGCCGCCGGACACCCATACAGACGAAGCCCCAGACTCATCCTGATCGGCCCACCCAGTCAGGTTAGAATCGAATGTGCCGTTGGAGACCGCTGTCGTTACGCCGGTCCTGGTAACCAGTGCATCATCCACCCAGATTCTGAGCAGGTTATTACTGAACTCTAGGATCGCCACATCATCAGTGGCGCGGATAAAGGGGACCATGTAGGACACCCCGATGAGGTCATCGAGGTTTTCGGTGCCGGGGCGATAGATCATCGGGCCTAGCCGCATCGGAATGAAGTTGTCCATCAACTCCGCCGAATTAAAAATAGGCTTTACATCTTCCCGGGCCAGAGCGTTCGGATCGACTTCGCCCCGATTGAACTTATTGATGACCCCTTTAAGCATCAGGGTCTCCCGCGATTGCTCCCGCGATACGGATTGAATCGCGACTTGACCCAGTTACCTGCGGCCAGTCTCCGTGGAGGAGACGACATGGCATCATTCGACTCAGCACTGCGCTTGCGCTCCTCGTAGATCTTGTCGGCCCTGTCCGGGTCTGCCCCTTCCTTCTTCAGGGCCAAGGCGGAGTCTTTCGCCATTCTCCCGGCGACCATCCGCTTGAAGAAGCTCGGCCACTCGTCGGGTGTGGTCAGGAAGTCCGTGCTGACATATTGGACGTAGGCCGTCTGAACTCCGGTGAAGAAATAGGACCCCTCGTCAACGTAGTCCTTCAGGGGTGACTGCATGTGTTCATCCTGGAACAGACCCTCGATACGGTGCATCTTCGACGGTTTCGCCATCGCATAATCAAAGCCCCAGCTCGGCTCTATGCTCGGGTCGTAATACATCTTTGTGGAGGTCAGCGCGAACGTCCAGCCGGTGTCCTCCAGCAGGTCATTCACCACACCGGCATCGATGACCCTGTCCAACTTCGATCGCCGATTGCTGTCGTCGTCATTGGCCGTGATCTCTTCGAGACCCAGGATCATCAGGGCATCATTGTAGATATGGCGCCAGGAGTTGGTCAGCGTGACGGTCGTTGCCGCCGATCGCGTCGGCTCCTTCTCCTGCTCCAGGCCGATCGCGGCCTCTACCCGGTCGATGAACAGATTGTGGATCTGCTCGTACTTGTTCGGGGCGATCTTGACGCAGATCTCGCGGGCCAAGTAGGAAGAAACTACCCGGGCGAACGAGGGGGACCAGTCCGCTAAGGCTCTGCCGTTCGAGGTATACCGCAGATAGATGACAGCATACTCACAGGCCAGGGTCCGGTCTTCAATGATGTACCGGCCAATATCCTGATCCAGCTTTGAATCAGAGTACGCCCCGACGACAGTGATGAAGTCGGAGGGGAGATCATGGACGCTATCAAGATCATGCTCTGCACTGACCGCCGGGGAACTGAGCTTGGCCGTCAGTGACGCGAACGTCGGTCGGACAATCTCAAGGCAGTAATCGATCGCCCCCAGATCGTAGACGGTGTCCAGGTCATGCCGTGACCCACGGTCCTCGGTGATGTCATCGAGCTTCCGCTGCCCCAGGAGGAGCAGCGCGTCGTTGTACAGACTGATCTTGTCGATAGCCATGGCTTATGCCGCCAGAGCCCGAAGGAAACTCTCGAGAGCCTTCATCGCCTCACCCTTAGTGGCAATGTCTTCCTGGACTATCTCGCCGGTCTCCTTTTTCACTATCGACCATCTCCGCATTCCGCGCAGCTTGATCTCATAATCGGCATTTGGCACCTCGACCTCGACCTTCTCCAGCTGGGTGAAATCCACCAGCTTCAATCTGACAACAGTCCCCTGCGCGAAGGTGACGATCAGGATCGCCCTGAAACTGAAATCCTCAGCCAGGACACGGATCTCTGACCCCATCTCCATCTGTCCGGCGACATTACCCCAGAACTTCGGGTCAGTGAGGGACTCCTCGGTGTTCCGGCCAGGACTGACAGTCGCGTCGAATAACCGATACCGGTGCTGGGATAATCCGAAATCTCTTGTGTTTATTACTTCTTCTCTTTGCATTTTGGTAGCTCCTTAAAAAAAGGCCGACATCCCGTCAGCCAAAGGTAAAAAGCCCACCCCCAACAGGGGGAGTGTCGAGGGTGGGCTTACCAGCGTCCATAAGGACGTTTACTGCTCTTA